GATTCTCATTAAGCTACCCTTGTTGAGAATCAATAGTGGTCCTTGTTGAGAATGGCCTGGCTGGCGGCTGGTGCTGGCCTGGATCGCAGGAGAATCGCGCAGACTGTACAACTAACGCGCCCCCAGGCAGGCAAGAGACCCCCCTATGGGGGGAATGGTGGGGCTCCGCATCACCGTAAAGGACTTCAGAAATTTCTGTCAAATTCTACGGGACACCCACGACACCCAGTGCCTCCTGCAACCTCTGAATTTCAAAGGATTGTTGATTGATGATCTGCTGAGCGAAATGCCAGTCAGTCCATCTACCGTCACTCATCGGAATAAGCGGTGGATCAATCGCTGCATCCGCAGTCCAATCGACCCCATAACGCTCAAGCGTGACTGGCATTCTTCAGTAGGAGGGGTGGCAATAGGTTGGAACATGGCCTGGTAGACGTTCGGAACCTCAACCTTGAGGACTTCCTTGATCTCCTCAGCCAAAAGTCGGTGCTCCTTCTGCACGCCAGGGTGAGTGCGGACCTCGACGTAGTGAAGCCAAGACCTCAACGACCCAGACATGAACAGTCGGGTGTTCTGGCAGAGTGGGAGGATGCGACGAGCAGTCTCCTTGGCGTAGCCAGAACTCAGAAGATATTGATAGAGAAACTGTCCATATTCCAAGTAACGCTCAATGCGTCCAGTGACGTCCGAAGGTACCTCAGTCTCATGACTGCTTTGTCGGTTCTTCGGATCCTGCAGCCGCATCTCAGGAAGGGAGAACCCAATCTCTGAGGCATCGGCGTAGCGCTGGCTGAATTCCTGGAAGCTGAAGCTCCTGTGCCTGAGAATCTGAGCAGCAATGTCCCTCTGGGTTCTGATCTCAAAGGTGAGATGAACCATTTCAAATGGGGACCAGTGCTTATGCTTGATCAGATACCTGATAAGCCTCTCTTTATTCTCACTGGTTGGGTTGTGTGGACGAGCTTGATAGACGATCAGATCCTCAGCATTAGGAGTGATGTTGAGGAGTGAGACTCCAGGAGTGAATTCAGACATCGATACCGTGTGCTTGGAGGACTTTCAATGCCATCTGGTAGTAGATGGAACTTGGTGGTGCAGATCTGATGATCTTCTTGGCTTGCTCTACTGTCATTGGTGGAAGGGTACTAAGATAGTTCGGTAAACGTTCACTCGCTACGCTCGTTCACTTAGACTTACTAATCACTGTTTATTATCCTGGGTCGCTTTGCTCCAATAGATACTAACTGTTTATTAACAGTAAGTAATCAGTTATGAGATAGTCGGAGTTACCGACCGATAGTTGGTCGTCGCTTCGCTCCTCCTTTGGAGTTATGGTCTAGTAACCATAGTCTTTAGTCTTACGGTTAGTAGTCTGGATCCCCCCTATAGTCCCCCCTTGTGGTTTGGTTGTCGTTTTGGGGCCAGCCGAAGCCAGCCCCTCAGCGCTTGGAGTCCACCTCTCCTCCCGCATACATGTCCTATCGCCAAACCCCTTGCGCCGCAGTGGGTTAGCGGAGCTGTGTCTGGAGGAGGCTTGCCCACTGTCTTCCAGCCAGTCCCCTGGCCTGTCTCCTCTGCTCCAGGTCGAAGCCCAGAACCAAGTGGTTGCAGGTCGATTGGGGGTCATCCAGCCAGCTATCCATCATGTCTTGCCAGTCTTCTTGGCGTCTCATCTTGACAGCTTCGTAAGCTGAGATTCCCATAGCTTCAGTGAAGTATTTCACTCCCTGAGCTATACAATCCAATCTGTCGTCATGTTTAAGAGCTCCTTTCTCTTTACACATCCTACTCATCTGGTAGAACAGCATATAGAGGATTCTCTCCTCAGGAGGGTAATCCTGATTGGAGCTGTAGTCCCACTCAATCACCTTCTGGTCGAACACCAGTCGGTGTTGGTTCATGACAGGCTCAAGAGCATCAATGATCCTATCTTCCTTCCTTACTGAAGCCCTGGTCTCTTCGATGTCGATTCCCAGCTTTAGTTGCTGGATGTGCTTCCTGAAGAGTTCAGCTACAGTACCGTCACCAAAGTTGGTTTCAATCAGCAGCTTGGTTGCAGCATACTTCCTACACATCTTGAGGATGTCGAGAAGTGTCTTGTCACTGTATCCGTCCTTGGTAGCGTACATCTCAGGAACGTAGATAAATCCATGTCGTTGCCCAAGAATGGCAGCGGCTGTTTCATCCTTACCTCGACCACTCGGGTCTACACTGCAGATGATTTCCTGGTAGGGCATCCAGTCACCCTGAATCTGCATGGGTGAGTAGAACCTATCCCCAGGTAGACCAACTGCTGGGAGTTCCTTCAGGACGTTCCTTGGGTCTGAACACCAGACCAGTGCATCAGGTGCCAGCTTCGGATTCACCGAAGTGACGATCAGGTCAGCGAATTTCAGGGGGAACTTCTCAGCATCACTCAAGCTGGTGTCCAGCATGAATTGCAGCATGAAGTTCGATCGTCCCATTGAAGCTTCCCGCTGCAGAAGCTCCTCGTCGTCAAAGCGCATGGGGTCGGTAGGGACCCACGCCTCTGCACCCTGCTCGATGTCCTCCACCAGTTGGGGCGCCAGAAGGCCCTCGTAGCCGGTGATGGCCTTTGGATACCGAGCAGGCCACACGAAGGGCCTGTAGCCCCTCTCAGCCAGCTTCCGGTAGATGGTGAAGGTGGTCTGAGGAGTGCCCAGGTAGATGATCCTGGAGGTCTCGTTGGGGGTCAGAACCGACTCAGCCTCGGTGCAGAGCTGCAGAAGCTTCTCCCTCTGCATTTCTGTCATCGAGTTGCCGGGCACCTCAACGTCATCGAAGAGGATCAGGTCACCACGGCTGCCCGTAATCTGACCAGTGATGCCCACACTCTTGACGGATGGGGCCTGGTGAGGAGTACAAACAACGTCAAAGCTAATTCTACTCCAACGAGCGCTGTCGTCGGTGGGTTTCAGCCAATTCAGCCATGGAGTTTCAATGATCAACTTCTGAAGGAAGATGCTCATGTTGTCGGCTCGTTCCTTCGATGCCGAGATGATTACGATCTTCTTCTCAGGATCATTGAATAGAGTCCAAAGAATGAATGCCCCAGTGATCCATGACTTCCCTACACCTCGAAAGGCTTGAATTTGAATACGTTTGGGGCCATACTGAAGGTAATCAGCAATGGCAAGCTGGGCTCTAGTCGGTGGAGGCAAGCCAAGTGCTTCCCAAACACAACGAAGGAAGAACTTGAAGTCCTCCTTCATTAGATCTAGTACATCTACTGGTTCTTGATTCTTCTTCATAAAAAAGGCCCCCATTTCTGAGGGCCGCTAAGGTCACTTTCTCTATCCGCGACGACGCCTTGACCTAGCAATTCGCTCTAGGTTTCGTTCAAGTAGTTGATCTCGACCAGCAACAGGCCGATCAGACCCCTGAGAGGGGATGGCAAGCTGTGGGTTTGGCGATGCTTCCGGCTTCTTGGGCGCCTCAGGTGCTGGCGTAGAAGCCGCTGGCTGGGGCCTAGGCGCCTCAGGAGCAGCCCTCTGGGTCGTCTCAGGGGTGGTAGGGGCCGGAGGGGGTGTAGAAGCCTCCTGGGGGCTCCTGGAGGGCCGATCAGCGGTGACTGGAGCCTGAGAGCGCGACGGACGGGGTTCTGCCTGGGGAGGTGGAGGCAGCGCCCGTGAGGTCTCCGTGGGGCCTGGAGGCTGCGGACGGGGCTGAGGACGGCTTGGTGCTGCTGCAGGGGCTTGCTGACGCTCCTGGAGCCCTCTGCGGAGGCGTTCCGGGGGGATCGCTGGGCCGTTCCACTGTCCCTGCTGCTTGCGCTGCTTCTCGTCGGGGCTGTTGATCCCCGGCATGGCGTCATCCAGGGCTCGACCAGCGGGCCTCAGGACGTTCCGACCAATCCAGCGACCAGCACGCTCAGCCAGGGGGCTCAGGACGGCACCAGCGGCTGCAGCACCAAGGGAAGCTGCTGATCCACGACGCCCACCAGTAGCTTTCTCAGCACGAATACCAGCAACTGCTCGCCTACCTTCAGCCGAGAGGTTGATGGTTGGGGGCCCTCCTGGTTGACCAGTTCGGACACCTGAGCCGCGAGTGCCTTGGGCTGCATCAGCTTGGCGCTGCCTGGCCTGTTCTTGGCGGGATGATGGCCTACCTTGAGGCAGAGCACGGTTGCTGCTGGGTTGAGCAGCGGAGGGACGATCAGCCCCTGCAGGCAGAGATGGACGCCTTTTGGTGACATCACGCACACTCACTCGCTCGATCCGGTCATCCGCAGCGGCTCTACCTTGTTTTCCGGCGGGAAGACCAAGCTGACCAGGAAGTGCACGGGGCCGTTCAGTCAGGTTCCTGACCCTGACCTGTTCGATTCGGGCGTCTGTGGTGCCTCCACCACCTCCAGATCGGGCAAGAGCGCCATTCCGGGGTGCAAGGCTGCTCTCAGGACGCCGTGCAAGGGCTCCCCCACGCTGACCTGGGGGAAGGGCTCGCTGGGGCCTACCGGGAGGCAGTTGAGGGCGAGCACCAGTGCCCCTACCGCTTGGAGGAACCACCCTTGTGCCTTCACCACGGCTGCCTTGGGCTGCTCGATCAAGCCGGGCTTGAGCTTGGGATTGGCGATCGATTCCCGCTGCACGGGCCAAGCCTCGACCCAGAATCTGCAGGGTACGGCCAGCTTGAGCCTTTGCTCCCCGGTCCCTGGCCCAACCTGCCTGGCTGCGAGCCCTTGGGGTGTTGCCGCCGGTCCCTCCGCTGGGAGGAAGAGACCGACCATTGCTGCCTGGGGATGCAGGACGGGTGTTGTCCCTGCGGCCTGCTCCAGAAGGCGGGCGAGTTTGACCCCGCCCCCTACCAGTGGTGACCCTTGCGCCACCTCCACTGGGACGGTTTTCAGAATTGGTGACGGTTGCAGTTGATGCTCGTTGCCGATTAGGACGGCCTTTGGAGTCACGGACGACAGCGCGACTACGGGATGAGCGACTGGCCCTGTCGCGAGAAGATGTTACACGTGTAGCCATATTTAAGTGATATGGGAGATGATTAGTTCTTCACGGGATGTAGGACCAAATGTCTTTCTCATCCAATGAAGCCAGTTATTGCTACCCTTTGCCTGATTACACTTACGACAGGATGGTACGAGGTTGTTGGTAAGTGAATGCCCGCCGTGACTACG